GACGAATGTAGTGAAGACGTATCCGCCCCACCCGTTGCTGCACATACTAGATGTGCGCTTGCGGGGATGTTCACCAATCAGGTGACCATCTCCGAAGCCGTCAGGCCCCCACAGCACTAAGTGCTGGGGAACCAGTTCGAGCAGCGAGCGGGCCTCATCATCCAAACCCTTCCTCACGTAGAAATTGTGGAGAAGGACAAGGGTGCGAGGTGAAAACGGTCCCTTCAAGTAGAAGGGGCGTACGTCGATTCCGGAAATGTAGTCTTTTCCACACGACTCTCGGAAGTTACCCGTCGAAAACGACTTTTGTGCGTTCGGTACGAAACCGGTCGCACGGAGCGTTTCGACAAGCAGGTCGTAAGCTTGAACAGGGACGACAATGTCGTCTCCGTAAACGCTTACGTCCTCTCTGTCTCCGAAACCACACGCCTCGGCAGATGCCGCGGCGAGGGCGTAGAAGATCAGAGTCTCTAAGGGGAACGTATAACCGTTCCCCATCGAGGAAAACTTCTCGAGCGCTATCCTCTCCTTCTTATACTGGACATGTCCAGTACGGAAGCGGGATAGCAGGACATACCAGTCCAAGGGCAGAAGATCCGCCACTAGACTGCGTCCAATCGTGTCGGAAGCAGACGACAGGTCGAGAGTTGCCAAACTCCCGTCGACAGAGGCCCGACGCGCAAGCTTTTGATTGCGCGTCTGGTCCTTGATGTCGATACCCCAAGGCCGTAGCCGTGCGGCAATAACGTCACCGATACCGAGCTGGAACATTGAGTTCAAGACTGGTTCGACGACGATACCGCGAGCGGCTGTGGCCTTCTTCCGGACGAAGCTCAGCTTGCCATCTTCAATACAGACGACGGTTCGCTGGTCTCGGGCGGCAAGCCACCCGGGAAACATCTTCAGTACCGCTTGCGCGGATGGGAAGAGTTCTTCGCTACATGAGTATGGGGCCCCCAGTTTAGACCGGGGGGACGCATCTCTTTTCTTGACAGTGGTTGTAGCACCAGGGCCAAAACGAGGCCTAGTGTCAGACAACTTCGGGATATCCCCAAGGATACGTTGTATTTTCCGTTGAGCGGCGTATAGTACGC